TCCATGAACGACTTTAATTCTTCCGCTGCTTTTTTCTTATCATCCAACCTTTTCTTTTCAGCGTTTTCCGAAATCTCGGTTAACTTGATTTGGTTGGCTTCTTCCGCTTCTTGTGTTAACCTTGCTTTTTCCTTTGCCGTAAATTTGCCACGATTTATTTCCCGTTTGGCGTTATCCAAATCAAACTCCGCTTGTTTCTTTGCCCTTTCCTCTTCATCCTTGATTGAATTCAATATGTTATTTCTATCGGCTTCACGGATTTTATCTGATGCTTCACGCCTTGCGTCACCCCATTCTTTTCGCTTGGCATCTAATTCCTTTTGTCTTTCTATCTCCGCTTTTGCCATTTCGTTTTTGCGTTCTTCTTCTTCCCTATCAAGTTTTTTGGCTTCACGATTAAACAACCTTCGTTTGGCTGCCAATTCCGTTTCTGCGTTTTGCATTGCAACCGTGGCATCACTGATTGCCTTTTTGGTTTCCTCAGTTTCGCCGTTTAATTTTTGGTCAAGTTTGGCAGCATCTAACCTATCTTGTGCAAACTTCAATTCCTTGGATGCCAAATCGGTTTCACTTTTGCGCACTTGTTCCAATGCCTTTTGTCTGTCGGCCAATGATGCGTTTGAATCTGATAACAATTCACGGGCTTGTGCCAATTCCTTGTTACCTTTTGCACGGGCTTCATTCAATGCCAATTCCCTATCCTCTAATTCATCTTGCATTGAGGCAAGTTTACTTCCTTCCGATGCTGCCGAACCAAACAACCCCGCCACCAATTCCAAACCATTTGCCAATCCATCAACAAGCAATGTGGCAAACCCTGAAACGGCTTGGATGATTGGGTTCAATATAGCCCCGAAAATGGATGTAACACGGGCAAGGGCATCCATACCCGCTTCGCTCTTTGTTAGCGCAGCACGAAGCCCCGCAAAGATTCCCACAAGCGCAGCCAATATCGCCCCAAGTGGGTTGGCCACCAATATCATCATTGATTTGCCTAATCCCGTAAATGCGGATGCAGTTCGCCCTAATGAACCTGGCAATTCACCAAACTTATCACCCATGTCGGATAACTTGGATGTCAAACCCGATGCCGCTTGTTTGGCACTACTTGCAAACTTGCTAAACGAGGATCCCGCTTGGTCAACCTCGGTGGTGTCCACCTTTACTTTATAATCTAATTCTTCCGCCATGACTTAATTTTTCTTTTGTATTGTTTTGCAACTTGGGTTAATGTTTGGTTGTATTGGTTTTTCCCTTTGGCGATTTCCACCCTTTCGGATACCCCGTACCATTCTTGTGATTGTAAAAGTTGAATTATCTGTGTTATCATTTTTTAAGTACTAAAAAGTTTGCTTTTCGAATTACGATTGTATGGCTTCCACCCGTTACATTTTTCCAAACAAATGTCACTTCATCCGTGGGAGATAAATCCAAAATGGTTTCCATGTTCACACTATGGTGGTTGGAATCGGTCAATCCATAAGCAGTGGTTTGGATTCCGTTGACTTGTATTTCAAACTCAATTTGTTTGTTTCCGCTTTGCCCAAATGCACACATGGCCGTGAACTTGTATTGCCCTCCATCAGTACACACATACTTTGAAAGTGGCATACTTGATGTGATGTTATCAACATACCCAATTGTTTGTGTCGTTTCCATTGGAATCGGATCCCATATCGTTGAATCCGTGGTTCTTGATGTGGCGGTGTTTCTGTACATCGTGATTTGGTTGAACTGCAAAATAGATTGCACATTGTCCATCTGTTGAACCAAACTAAACACATTGTTTTTGTTGTAGTCCGTATCTTGGTTGGTATCCAAATAATCTTGGCCGTTGAACTTGTATGAATTCATGATGCCCTTTGCAACCGAATAGTCCTTCAAATAGGTTTCACCAAATGGCGTTGCCGTTGGGTTGCTGAAATCGGGTTTTTGACCAGTGGTTGTGAATGTCAAGGTGTTCACATCGGGGTATGTAATCAATTCCAAGTTGGCTTGTTCTGTCAACATATCGTATTGGATTGATTGCACTTTGTAGTAATTGGATGAAATGGCGATGGTGTCGTTCAATTCAAGGTTCAACCATTCCCCCACGGGCAGTATTGCAGTCATTTTAACCACCCTTGATTGGGTTGAATACATTCTTGATAGGTATTGATTCCAATACATCATGTACATCGTGTTTACGGGCGCATCACCACGCAATGACAATTCAATTCCAAATGCGTTTGAATAACTTGTGGATAAAGTCGGATAAGCCGAATATGGGGTCATCAATGGCAACACATATTGAATGGTGTTGTCAAAATAGTACGGATCGGAAATTGATTGTTTTCCCCCATAGTAAAACAAGGTGTAATCTTGTTGCACTGGCTTGGAATCTTGGTCCATGAACACGGGAATGTTCAATTCCGTTTTGCGTACAAATTGGCCGTTGGCGTTTACCTCATTCATCGCTTGTGGGGCGATAACATGAAATGGGGTTTCAACATTAAATTCATCCGTTGGGTAATCAATCAACGGCATAAATTTAGAACTACCAAATTCCCTTTTGTTGATTTGCTTGTAATAAGCATTGGCCAAACAAGTTGATTCCTGATGCGTGAATGAAATATGGCGTGGGATTGGAATTTTATCGTGCTGAATATCTTTCACATCAACATATCGTGTCCAATTTCGCGTTGTCCCCGTTGCCAACCAATCTTGAAGGTTGTGAATTTCAATTTCCGTTTCACTCACTGGCAACAATATGCAGTTGAAACCTTGTAAAACACCATTTACAAAGTCCTTAATGGGTTTTTGTGGCATTGCATCACCCATGTCTATGGTGTTGCCTTTAATGCCTTGTGGGGCTTTTGTACAACTGAAATAAATAATAGATGGGCAAGTAACATCCGAAAATGTAGAATACCCAAAGGATACTTGGTCACCCGTTTTCAACGCGATGTTAAAAAATACGCCCGTTGCACCCAAAGTGTTGTTTTGAAATGCATTTACTTGAACCACTCGGCCATTCACCATCCAACCAAAGTTTATCATGGTGTTCAATACTGAAATAAAGTTTACATCCACACCGACACGGAATGTGTAATTCCCCGCACGATTGGCCGTGTAAATTCCCGTTGTTGAATTGTAGTTCCCCGATGGGTTGGCTACTATGGCGGGGAATATGATTTTTACATAGTTAAGTGATGCAAATGTCTTTTTTGTGTATGTAAACGGGCTGATACTTGCTTCAAATGTCCCTGGCAATACATATTCGGGGTCGTACAAAGGACCTGCGGTTTGCATTGGCAACACATACAAATCATCCATTTCCGTTCTTGACAAAAACGAACCACTCAATGTAAGGTTGATTTGGCTGAACACTGTGGTCAACATATCACGCAACCTAATTGATGGCCTTAAATCGTCTATTTCAACGCCCCTTGGGTCACGGATGTTGCCATTTACACCCGTCATTTTGGAATATCTGAACCCTTGGTTGTAATCGGCGATTGTCCAAAGTACATCACCCCCCACCAAAGTTTGATCCCACGAAGAAAGAATGTTGGCATAACTCGCGGTGTGGTCGTAATTACTCCAATCCACTTCGTTCATTAAGGTTTCACCCCACGCATCCAATATCTTTTTGGTAGTGCCGTAAAAAATGATGTTGTAAAGTTGTGGTAATCCATCCTTGAACTTGCAACCTATCAATTCAACCCTACCTTCAAACACGGGCAAACCATGAATGAAGATTGTGCCATCCTTTCCCAAATTAGGATTCCATGCACCCATCACCATGTTTTCATCAAACCAGTTTTCAAATATGGCGTTGTTTGTTTCTGATGCGGGGATTTGGAAATCCTTGGTGTAATCTGTCCACACCGTGGAAAGGTTCATCAAGTCCTTTAACTGCCTTGTAAGCGGAATGGATTCATCGTTGAATAGGTCAACGGGTGTGCCGTCAATTTGTAAACTGAACCGTATCATCGTACCATTTTATTAATTTTCGGTTGGTTGTACTCCAACTGAATCGTGTACAAAATCAACTTTTCGTTCACCCTTGTTTTGCGTTCAAATGTGGTATCCATCACCCTTGCGGACAATACTGCGCTACCATCCAACATGAGAATGTTTGTGGAATAAAACATTTGTTCAACCACCTCAACATCATTTTCACTTATCCAATCCGTGTTCACTGTCATGGTTTCAACTGAATTGGTTAAATAGGGCGTTGTAATTCCCACTCCGTATGTCCATGCTTCGGCCATGTCCGTCTGTTTGAATATGGGTTGTTCGTACTTTTCTTTGGTTACTGCAAAGGTCGATTTGTAAACGCCATTGAAAAGGAACGAATCATAAACCCCGTATTTATTCAAGAATAAAACATCTTGTTGTCCGTACTTATTCTCGCATACAAAATCCACGGGAATAACAATGTCATCACCCGCCTTTACAAAAGTGATGTTGATATCTGCACCCCAAGTTCCACCCGCCGTAATTAATTGCTTTAATTCAATGCCTTGGATGAGTTGATCCGAACCCGTCACCGTGTTTGGGGTAATGGTTGCACTTCCGCACACAATGGATGTAATCACACTTGCATCATACCACAGATACGCACTTGGTGTTGCCGTGGTCAATGTTACTTTTGATTTGTCTGTGAACACATATTTGGTTGGATAACCTTGGTTGAATCCTTCCGCAGTATAAGCGTATCCCGCAGATGCCAAACCGACATTGCTTGTCACATAACTTGTGAATGTTAGTGTTGTTCCAACATAGTATGCACCCCGTACCTTTACGGCAAATCGTTTTGCACCGCTTCCGATGTTTGGTTTGTAAGTTCCATTGATTAGGAAATCACGGGTTACTTCTTGTTGCACCAATTTGTGAATGTCAATCCATCCACGCCCACTGCCGTATTGGTCGGGCTTTCTGTTGATGGTCCAATTTGGTGTTGCGGGAATTGTTGCCGTGCCACTCCACACATACACATCGCACTGATAATAAAATTTGTCTGATGTATAAAGTGCATCGTAAAATTGATACATGATTGGGGAATTACATCCCACTATTGATTCGGGTTGTTGGTTGAAAATCATCGCTTAAATCTGTTTTTAATATCTTGTGCCATTGCTTTTGTCAACGCCTTGTTGAATGATGGTAGTATCTCGGTGCGTGCCATTGTCACAAACGGAAACGGCTCAATACCAAAGTGTTTTATCTTTCTATTCATTGCGAACCTCATACCCTCCGCAGTTGCTTTGGATTTGAATTTACCAGTTGACAAATCACGCGGTTGAATGCGTTTCATCTTTGTCCAATTACGCATTGAATCAAGTGGTATGCCTTTACCTGGCTTTCTGCCATTCTGCACATAGTCACCCGTTTTGTTCATGGTGATACTCAATGTCATTCCGTTTGGATTGGGTTGAATAGAGTTCACCAATTGCCCACTTGCCACATAGTTTCCACGGAAGGTCTTTTTGGTAACGGAAATGGGTGTCCAACCTTCACCAACTTTTTTCCATTTGGCACGGATGGATGTACGCGGTCTTTTTACCTCCAACATCATACGGGCGGAAACTGCCCATTTATTGGAATACTCCGCAACAACGGCTTCGCTATTCTTAAACGCAATCGCCATCAGTCACCCATGGGTTAATCAGTTCAATTCCAACTGTGATTTGATAACCACCCAATACCGTGTCCATTGTTTCCACAAATGGTTGAAAAGTAATCGGGCGAATGTATTGCACTTGGTTGTAGTAATTCTGTTCAGTGCGCCACAAACCTTTTGAAAACCTCACATACAAATCTTGAAGGATGTGTCCGTAGTTTTGATTCTCGGTGTACCCGTATTCCGAATACTCGGTGATTAAGTTTTCTTGTTCGTTTTCCGTTTTCAGAAAGTTCACACGATCCGCCACCATTACATTCATTTGAATGGTTGCCACTTGGTCTGTTAATGCCACGGATTGAATCGAACAGTGCATCAATGGGAATACCAAAAACGCCTTGAAATCAAGTTCGGTCAATGTACCATGGGAATAGTTCCAACCTTCTTCGGTTGCAATATCCTTCATCAACTCAAATGCCGTGCCTATATGATTATTGTTCATTTTTTTCTAATTGCTTTTTGTTCCATCTTCGCAATGTCACTTTCGTAAGCGGTCCACATGAGAGCGGTTTGAATGGGCTTTGTATACACATTGTCAAGGTTGAGGAAATTTCGGTTAGCAAGTCGGTAGACCATTCCAAACCATCCCCATTTTTTGGTAAGGCGTATTTCATCGCCACTTCCCCCCTCCTCACCATCCGCAAATACTTCTGGAAAGAATTCAATAAGTCGATTCCTAAACTCCAAAAAAAAAGCATCGCACCAAATGCAGTGTTCGCGTCTATCTCCTTAAATGCCGTGTTCAAATCGGCATTGTAAGCCATGATTTCATACCTTCCATTTTGTCCTTTTTTGGTAATGGGGCGATACAAAACCGACAACACTTTCCAAAGGTCGTTTGGTTCTTTGCAGTAATTTTCAATGTCAATGAATTCACCCGTTGTGAGTTCGTCAAAGTTTGGGATGAATCCGTATTCAATGCCTTTGTACTCGAACCTGGGTGTAAATGTTGGTTTAGATTCCAACATGGTTGTGATTTTTTCCACACAGTATTTCAGTGTGTCAAATGGCATATTCTTAACCTCCGACATGGTCAAGTCACAAAAGATTGCAACCGCTTCCAACTGCCTTGATACATCATCCATTTCGGGTTTTAATCCGTTGTATGTTATCATTTGATGCAACTTTACATCACGCAGTTCGGTAGGTACAATTATCTTTTTGTTTTCAATCATATATTAATAAAACGAAGAAATTCACGAATGTTTACGGGAATCTTTCGTGAAGGATGGTGTGAACCTTTGCATGGTATCTTTGTACTTCTTTGTCCGTTTGTAAAATATCCCCAAATTCACGCACTGATGAAATGATGGTGGAGTGATCCCGCCCACAGATTAGCCCTATTTCTTCAAAGGTCATTTCCAACCGCTTTCGGCAAATGTGGTTAAACATGTGACGGGCATACAATGGCCTTCGTTTTCTTGACCTTGTTATCACCGTGTCGGGTGTAAGGTCGTAAACCTCACAGATTGCCCGTAACACTTCACGCCATGGGGTGGGTTCTAAATTGATGTCGGTTTTGGGTTGGACAATTTCACGCTTCAACGCACGAATCAAATTGTCATAGTCCGACTTTTGTTCAATCATCTGCAACCGCATCCGTCTGATTTCTTGTTTAAGGTTATGCACCTCTTGGTAATGTGTTGTCATTTGTAGTTTATTTTACATAAAAAGCAACGATAATTCCCTTTGGATTTGCTGAATGTCACCTTTGCAAGTCGGTTACATTTGGGGCATCTTGGATGGTCAATAATCACAATTGAATCATACACCGATTGCCAATAGTCCTGGCCTTGTGGGCTTGAATCCCATTTGAACGCATCCAATAACATATCTTGGATGGTGTTGTACTTTTGTACCTTTTTGTCATCATCAACGAGTTTGATGAATTCCTCATACATTGGCAATGCCTTTGCCTTTGTTCTTAATTCGTTTGAATACCGATAATCTTTAATTTCCATTTGTCATTTTTATTGCTTTAAATATCTCATACGCCACTTGTGGCACAATTGCGTTTCCGTATGCTTTTATTGATTCGTTCCTCCACTTTGAAAAGGTAATTCCGTCCAATTCGGTGGGAAGCCCATCATCTCCCCCACAAATCGGGGATTGAGTTGGGAAGTTGTCCCAACTATTTGCCGAACTCGTTTGGTCATTGAATCCTGATTTTCCAATCCCGTTATCTTTTGCCCCTCCTGGGCCGTTGGTGTTGGTAGCATCCCCCTCACTTGCAATGTCGCGTATAAATTGCTGTTCCCCTTCATTCCCGATTCCCGTATTGGTTTTGCTACTCCGTCCTTGCTTATGTGCAGCTGGTGATTGCTTTGACTTTCCCCAATTGCTGATGCCGTTGGTGTCGGTAATAATCCCATCACTGCGTAATGTTCCAAGTACATCGCCCTCGTTTCCCCTCCGTATGTTTCTTTGCGTTTCATCGTTTGTTCCTCCGTCACTTCCCTCGGACTTGAATTGGGTGTTGGTAGCAACGAACCATACTCTATCTCGTCCGTGTGGGGCATTGACCGCCGCCGCAGGTATAACCACGGCCTGGACTTCGTACCCCTCAGATTCCAAGTCAGAATGCACCTCGTCGAAGACCATTCCCCCATTCCAATTAAGCAACCCAAAAACATTTTCCCCCACGATGTACTTTGGTTTAATTTCGCGTATTGCTCTAAGCATTTGTGGCCATAAATGGCGTTCATCTTCTTTGCCTTTGCGTTGCCCTGCACTTGAATAGGGTTGGCATGGGAATCCTCCTGTGAGAATGTCAATTTTGTTTGCATATTTTGTAAAATCCGTTTTTGTTATGTCATCAAATGATTCTGCATTCGGCCAATAATGGTGTAATACTTTTTTACCGAATTCGTTCCACTCACAATGGAAAACATTTTCCCATCCCATCCATTCGGATGCAAGGTCAAACCCCCCAATTCCCGAAAATAAACTTCCGTGTCTCATATTTGTCTTTGCAAATATACAAATCCACACGAAATAAACAATAATTATTTATCTAATATCGTATTGACCATACGATGATTTGATTCCAAGTGCCATCATCTCGAAGTACCTCCAACTATCAATTCCGTGGTCTGTTCCCGTTGGTGTGTTCATTGTACGCCCTTGGGCATCCGTATCCCAACAATAATTGCGCAGTTCTTTAATTAGGTTTGTGGAAGTGGATGTAACCAAATACGATTGTGATTGCATGATTTGGATTCCGTAATTGATGGAATCCTTTCCCTTGGTCACACCCTTGATTCTGATGCCGTATCTGCGTATTTCATCAATTGATTTTGGTTCTGCACTATCCGCATACACTGGAACAAAGTTGGGTAATGCCTTTGCAATGTCCGAATTAAGCATCCCCGTGCGATATGCAACCTCATCAACGATTCGTTGGCCATTGTACTCATATACGGCCACAATTGCCGTAGGGTCGTTTGTATAACCGAAATCGACACCACAACCAAGTAACCTTGCATCCTCTGGAATCTTATCGATGGTTTGCCAATTTGAAAAGATAACCCCTTGTAGGTTTCCAATCTCACCAAGCCCGAATACTCTCCACCAATTACGCCAATAGTTTGATGTTTCAGCCCTATCCCTTGCCTTTTCAATCTCGGCCACAATGGATTTATCCAACGCTTCATTGTCCTTGTATGTTAGTACAATCATTTCCGCATCAGGATCGTTTACCAATTCGCTATCCACCCAAAACTCCGCCACTGGGTTGTAATCTAAATAAATGAATTTGCGGGTACGGATTGCCATTTGATAGTACGATTCCCAATCTATGTTGTTGCACTCGTTTACAAATAGAACATCACGCCTTGCACCCCTCAACTTTTGTGGTTGATCCGCTGAAAAGAATTCAATGTAACTGTCATTGCTGAATGTGTAAGTAAGTGAAGATTTGTTCCACTTGTTTGGGTCATACATTCCCACCATGTCCATGATTTTAAGAAAGTCACGGATTGCACCCCTTCGCAAATGCGGGATGGTTTCCGATACCACACTAATTTCACACTTTGGGTTTTGCACCGCGTATGTAATAAGCATGGGAATAATACTGAATGTTTTTGAATCTTACCCCCACCACCGAAGCAATGGGGGTTAAACCGAGGAAGATGTACCACCGCGAACGATGCGGACACGCTTCCTCAATTTTGCTATTTTAATTTGTGCAGTTGTTTGTTGTAACATATTCCCATTTGTAATTGTATGCGGTTTTGTATCGTTTGCGTTTTTTACAACATCCGATAATTCCAAAACTGTTGAATCCCAATTCCCGTTTAACCATGTTAATTGATTCCCATGTTTTTACGAATGTACCATCCTTTTCGTATTGATTGATTGCAATGGAACAATTACTATCTTTCCCCCGTGGTGCTTTTTGTAGCCCCAAACGAAACGCGTGTAACTGATTTTCACGGCTTGTAACCCATTCTAAATTGGATGCGTGATTATTTTGTTTGTTCCCATCAATGTGGTTGACCTCTGGTTTATTGTCGGGGTTTGGTACAAATGTTTTTGCAACCAATCGATGTACAATGTAATATTTTCTTACTCCATCCTTAAATAGTTTGACTTGGGAATACCCATTGGCTTTCAAAGTTTGTTTGATGTATTTTAACTTTCCATCGCTTGTGAATGATTTACCATTTCCCCATGAATAAATGTTTCCATGTAAATCAATAGAATACAATCCTTCATAGTTCGCGATGTCAAATAACATACGCCCATTGATTGTGTTGTTTTTATTGTGTTCCATGTTACAAATATACATTTGTTTTTTATGTTATACAACCCCCTTATCCACCGCGCACGATTCTAACCCGCTTTCGCAGTTGTGAAATCTTGGTTTGGGCGGTGGTTTTTTGAAGCATTATTTCACATCCAAGTCAATACCATTGAAGATTGGCTTTTCGGTGGTAACATCAATTTGTTGGGTGGGCATACCAAATCCCGAATCCATCAATTGTTTGTACGCACCGACATCACCTTTCCTTGCCTTGTGTATCATTGCAAGTGTTATTAAATCTTCTTGGGATAGTTTTTCCAATTCACCCGTGATGGGGTTTTTGCTTTCTTGCATTACCTCCAACCATTTCCGTGCGATGGTGCTTCGGTTCTTGCTTCCCTTTGGTCTGCCATTGGGGTTTGGGCTTTGTTCCCCTGGTTTCCATGCTGGTTTCAAATTTTCCTCGTTTGCCATTTCGGTGTAATTTCGGTGTTAATCATTTGGTAGTAAAGGGATGGGCATCCACATATATGGTGCATTGATTGGTGAATCATCTGTTGACAAATACCATTGCCCGTCTAAAATATAGGCAACCTCTTTGGTGTCAATTAATACCCACACTTGGTCATGTGGTATGGTGTCGCGGGTTTCTCTCCATGCTTTCATAGTTCTAATAGTTTCCAAACTGCTTGTTCAGGTGTTGATGCTATTTTTTGTAATGCTTTTTTTACTTGGTTGTATTCATCGGGGGTGTATTCCAATGTTATTTTTTGGGTATCAATCTTTGGTTCATCTTCCACTTCGTCAATAACTTTTGGCAATTCCAATCCCCAATCTTCCAAATCGTCCGCGTCAAAATCGTTGGCAAGTGCATCCCAATCCCACGATCCGTAATTCGTATTGTCTCGGATTAAAAATTCCCTTTGGCGTTCTGCACTCCAATCAACTTTTTGGCAAGGTACGGTTGTAAAACCAAGTTCTTTCATGGCCATAAATCTTTGGTTGCCACCCAAAATCATGTTGTCTTGGTTGATAATCAATGGGCGAACCATTGTCATGTCGGGAAATTCCCGAATGGATTTTACCAACTGTTCAAACTTGTGGTCCTTAATGAACCTGGGGTTTGCATCGTTGGGATGAATGTCGTTTATATTGTACGCTTCAATCATTTGTGCATATTTATTTGGTGTACTGTTATCAGATATTCGTTTTTCAATTTCGTTCCAAAGTGTACTTCATGGTGACAATCACGGCATAACCCCATAAGGTTTTCAATCGTGTCCTTGCCTCCTTTTGACCTTGGAATAAGGTGGTGAACATCAACACATTGTTTTCCGCAATCAGGAACTTCACAACCAATCCAATCGCTTGTATCGTATCCAAAGTAATCAAGATATATCCGTGTGTGTTTCTGCATTCAGTTGCCTAATTTGTTTTAACCATTCGCCCCATCGTTCACGATCCGCAAATCTAACTTTGCACTTATCACAAATATAAATTAAATTGGATGCGATTTGGGGTCCAGTGGGGTTGATTTTTTCTTCTGTGCTTACTTTGTAATGGTCACAAACTTCACACTCATTCTTGCACTTGATAAGTTTCATAAACTTGTGTCAATTCATTTATCATGGTTTGCCATGCCTTTGGGTTGCAAGTACACGGCTTGTAAATTCTTTTGCTTTGGAATATCCTTGACCACATTTTTGATAGGTGGTCCGCTTCCATCGGTGATAAGGTGGTGGAATTTATGGTCTTGAAATGTGTAAACCAATCATATTCGCCTTCGGTCATGCACAATGGTTTGCGGTTTGGGAATATCTTGTTCAATTTGTGTTGCCTTGCCGAGCAGCCACAATCTTCCCCCGCTACAAACTTGGTTAAAAATTCAATCCCCGTGGCCTTCGTTACCTTCTGAATCATGTCCCCCACCCCGATGGATGGTCGTGATTCGGTAAACTGTTTCCGTGTGTCTTTTTTCTTCTGCATATATCTTGTATTTGTTTTGTGTCCTTTGTTTTATGAATTGTTTTGCGTTCTTGATGGAGTTGAACACCGAATGTGTTGGAATCCCCGTGCGTTTTTCTATCTCTCTCATGCTATGCCCATACACAAAATGGAGTTCCAATAACATTTGGTCATAGTCACGGAGTTCATCAATTGCGTTCTTCACCTCACCCATCAAATCAGAATGTGCCATTTCAGCCATTTCGGGGCTTTCTACGGGGACAAAATGGTCTTGGTGTGGTATTGTGTTCTTTTGGCTTCGTTTGATGTCCATAAACGCATTGTGAAGCATCTTGAAAAGATAAATGGTGTTTATTGTTCCGTGGTGGTTTGTTAGCCGTGTGAAATTTCCTTCCGCCAATTGTATTTCTGCAAGTTTGAGATACATTGATTGTACCATGTCATCCGATTCATCACCCGTTGCACCAAGGTATTTGGCAATCTTCAACCATTCGTTGTGCCGTTTCGCTATGGCTTCAAGTGTTACCAATGTATGCTTCTATTTGTAATTTGAAATCGTCAAACGAATATACAACCACATAATGGTAATTCATTGCAGTGACTAACTTTTCCCAATCCTTTTGGTGTGTGCTTTGCTTGTTTGGTTTGATTTTTAGTTCGATGAATAACCCGTGGTGTGTTTTGTTAGGGATGAATAACACAAGGTCGGCCACCCCTGGCAATACTCCTTCGGCTTTTAATCTTTGAGCCGTTCGCAAATCGCGTGATCCTCCGTTGGGAACATGAATCAAATGGTTTGCCCACTTGCGGTATGCCAACCGAAACCACTTAACGCAGTTGACTTGTAAACGGCTTTCAAGATGTTTCATTCCGCATCAAGGTACAATGACTTGGCTTTTGTGAAACCCGCATTGTATGCCATTTGTTGGTCCATTTGTTCTAATCGTTT